TTTTCTCAGTCCTGTGAACGTCAGGTCATACAAGGCAACATCCAAAACAATGGCATGTCCTCCATTCGCTTCGAGAGAAAGGGTGACATGTTGTCATATGTTTATCTTGCCCCTATTCACACTAACGGCACCCAATCGGCCACCGTGACCGATTGGGCCTCCAAAATTTCCAAGGTCGAATTGTTCGTGGGTGGACAATTGATTGATGAACAAGATTCTACATTCTCTACGATGATTGCGCCGGAACTTTTATCCACGTCTTCGTCTAAGTCTGTCGGCGGTGGTATCTTCCGTGGCGGCGCCGGAGAACAATTTTACCCTCTCAGGTTTCAGTTCTGTGAGAACTGGCAATCCGCTCTTCCGTTGATAGCCATGCAATATCACGATGTCGAGCTCCGAATTCACTGGGGTGCCTCCGCGGCGAGCAACAAGTGGGAAGCCTACGCGAACTACATTTTCTTGGACACGGATGAACGTACAGTTCTGTCCTCTAAGCCGATGAACTTATTGATTACCCAAACTCAAAAGGTTATCGCCAGCCAGGCCAAGACCCAGGAGCTCTCGTTTAATCACCCGGTCAAGTTCCTTGTGTCGAACTGCCAAGCTAACGGTATGATGACTGCGACGAACAAGACCAAGCTCCAAATCAACGGTACCGATTGCAGTGACTACAAATTCACGATGCCGAACTACTCCGCGGTCAGTAGCTACTACCACGTTGCGAACTCGTCGGGTGACAAGAAGACTTCTCTCTTCATTTACCCGTTCTGTTTGGAAACGGCCAAGTTACAACCTACAGGTTCCTTAAATTTCTCGCGTCTCGATTCGGCTCGTATTGTCAACTCCGGTAGCAGCTCGCTTGATGCAATTTATGCCGTAAATTACAACATTATGCGCATAGAAAACGGCATGGCCGGTCTTGTGTACGCCAACTAAACAGTATCAAAAAAATAGATAATTATATTAGAAATAAGCATGTTTTGGACAGCCCTGTTCTTACTTGCTTTCGTATTTGTGCTAACCTATGATCCCCAGTCCAGGACACTGGAAAGAATAGTGGATCCTAAGCTAGTAGAGACGTCGGAGAATAGAAAACCTATTCCATACGACGAAAATGTAACTAATGTACGCAGAAGCGTTTCTCCCGAGTCTAAGGAACCTCATTACGACGCACTTCAGTTTGGTAGAGACGCGGGTTATACAGTTCCGAGTAATAAAGGTGTCCATATGGGTGCGATTATAGGAACTTAAAAAGTTCAGACGGTAATATATTAGTTATACCAATGTTCTCTCTTGATCGTGAAACCATGATGCTTATTGCCCTTGCTATGTGTGTTCTAGGGAGCCTCTACCTCTACAGTGAATTAAAAAATACAAGAAATGACGTTTCTGAAATGAAAACGTTTTCCTCTCAAATGGCTAACCATCTAAATAGTTTGAGTTATTACGACGACGATATGTCGGAAGAAGATGACGAAGATTATGAAGAGGATAGTAAAGGAAAGCCTTCTACACAACCAGAACAGTCAGTCCAATCTGTTACGCCGATTTCTCCGGTAGCCGAGCCAATGTCTGTGAAATAATCATATTCATATATTGTAACTTGCTAAATGAGCAATGAAGAAGTACAAAGCAATAGCGATTCCAGTTAGTTTCGCGGACGCAAAGCCACGGTTTTTAACCGTGAGAGATCGAAGATTTAAAGATTGGATTTTTGTCACAGGAGGATGCAGAAGAAGGGAAATTTATAACCCACTTAGATGTGCTCTAAGAGAACTAGAAGAAGAAACAAGAGGTATAGTATCACTCAAAAAAGGTGAATACACGTCGTTTGTATTTACAGTAAAAGAAAGTCCGACTGTGGACTTGGTCTATAATGTGTTTATTTTTTTCGTTGATTGGAAACGAAACGACCAACACGCACTTATCAAAAAATTTTATGACGAAAAAGCAAAATGTCAAGCAAAGAAAGCAAATAAACAACCAATAAAAAAGACATTTGATGAAAATGATTTCATGAATTTCGATACATTAGAAGAATATAATTGTCGGAAAAGATGGAACCTGATCGTGGATAATGTCATTAAAAATCCAGAATTCTATACGTGTGTTCAATCGTTGAATAGAAAAACATTTTCTATAAAATAGGATGAAATCGAAGGCTTATATTTTACGCGAAATTCGAGAATTACTCATAGAAAATAGAGGGTATTCAGAAGATGAAGCAAAAGATAAGGCAGATGAACTTTCTACAAGAACAGTGTATGAATTACTAACATTAAAAAAGGAGCTTGCCACGGATAAAGAATTTGCAGATGTTTCCATCTCTGCTTCAATTAGACGGTATTAAAAAATAGAATCGTAAGAAACGTAAGTATGTTCAAGCGCTGGTGCGCGGAACAAAAATTCGATCATGGAGGTAACAAGCTATCACATGTGCTCATGAATGGGGGAGTCCTATCCGTGCCATCTGATAGATTGAATGAATTTTATGATAAATGTGTAGAGGCTGTGATGTCGGGAGACAAAATATACGTAGTCGAACAGAAAACAAAATATTATAATTTTTTCGTGGATGTGGATTATAAGGCAGAGGAGGCATTAGATTTGAACGAAATACAAGATATATGTAAGATAATTTGTAATAAGGTTATGACGAAGGGTGGAAAGGAATGTTTAATTTCGGTAGCACAACCAAAACCAGCGGGTGACAAAATCAAAACGGGAGTACATTTAAATTTTCCCGGGTTTGTTGTGGATCAAAAAAGCGCGATCGCCCTCCGAGAACATATATTGGTCGCGTTATATATAGCAAAGGGTTCCGAGGATTGGGAAAGTATCATAGATTCCGCGGTCTATGGAGACATTTCTAAACGATCGAAGGGAAGTGGTTTCAGAATGCCATGGTCGCATAAAATGGCGAAAGGTGTTACCGAGGGTCCATATCTACCTATATTTGTATATAAGCCCGGGGGTCTGTTAAGTAATTTAGTAAAAATAGGACAAACACCGGACGCACAAATTCTAGCCATGTCCGCCGTAAGAACGAATTCTACCGATTTTGCGACCATAGAGGGACCAACAAAAGCAATAAAGGAGGGATCATTCACTGAACTACAAACCAGAGATGAAGTCTGTGACATTGAATTAAAGTGTAACATTGAGCGATTTATCCAAAAAAATATAAACGGACAATCCGACGCACGAGTTTCTAAATTATTTAAATTTGATAATCGGTACTTAATTTCTAGTAATTCTAAATACTGTGAAAACGTGGGAAGAAATCACGGTTCGAATCATGTATATTTCTATATCAGCGGCGACCGGATCGCACAAAAGTGTTTCTCCGCGCACCACTGTGCAGATTTTGTAGGACGCACATACCAATTAAATCCGTCAATCGTGGATAAGCTATATCCCGAAAAGGTGGAAATGAGAAAATGTATAGGATTGAAACAAAATACCACCACAGATAACTCTGAAATAAATACAATGGATTGTAAGGAAGATCTTGAGAAATTCATTGCGAAGCATATAGATAAAAAACATTCAAATTTGAAAGTTATCAAGATACAAAAGAATAAACAAAATTACATAATTGGAACAACTTCTACGTATTGTGAGATAGCAGGAGAAAATCACGGTGGTGACAAATGTACGAGCTTCATCCTCACGAAAAAGGGAAAAATTAACCAAGATTGTGGAATATGTAAAACCAAGAAAAGGGGTACAATACATAATATTAGCCCGAGAGTGATGGAAGTTTTATACCCGAAATAAAAAATACATTTAAGTTAAATGGCGCTTGTCCTCTTATGTGCTTCAACATTTGTGGTCTATAAATTATTATATAAAGAAGAGTCTATTAAAGAGCAGGTCGATACCCTCAAGGATCTAAAACAAAAAGTCCATAAATACTCAGGAGTTGAGCCTGAAATCTATATGGATTACCTATCCAAACTCAAATTGGCGCAACGCCTCGAACATAGCCCCAGAGTAGCACAACAATACTTAATAGAAGCTCTAGATCGTTTAGAAGACCTGGGGTTGTATGGCGAAACGAGGAATTTAGGCATTCAGGATGAGATACATCAACTATCCAACACAATAGGTTACACATTTGAAAAGAGATTAATGGATAATGCGATAAACAATAACGAGGTGTTCCATCCAAAGTACTTAAACAGGAGGATATACTAATATCTAACAAATGGCCGCATTAGTTGAACAAATGGAAAATATTAACATAAGTGAAGGTGCTATACGTACTAGGTATGGACGCGTCGTTAAAAAACCGGAATTATTTGTCCCAACCGAAACGGTTGTTAATGATGATTTCGGTGATGACGAATACGACGAAGAGTGGGATAATTCTGACCTCGATACGGAAGACGAATACGATTCAGAGGATTCCGAATTTGACGAATCCGATGAAGAAGATGATAACGGAAACCTAAAGGGCTTCGTTGTCAGTGAAGACGAAGAATCCGACGAAGATGATAGTGAGTAATTTTAGCTTAAAAAAAAGAGCATTTATCTAATAAATGGAGACTGATATAGGCAATCCAATAGATTACAAATCCGAAGTTGATTCTATAGAAAAACACAACCAGGACATTCACGAAGATCCATATGAAGATTCCACGCCCATATACGCATCACAACCCATGCACTCCGCGCCACCTCCCCCTCCACCTATGTACCCAATGATGCAACAACAGTGGCAGCCAATGAATTCTTCATCGGGTCAGCCTATGGATATTTTTGCATCAATAGATAAAACTACCTATATTATAGTATTTGTTGGTTTTATTTTAGGATTTTTTATGGGTAAGACAATGCAGCCCGTCATACTTAAACCTTCTTAATTTCCGATTCAGGATTCGAATAACCAGAAAAATCACCAATATCACCGATTTTTGATTCGGTGAAATACGCGCGACTCACAATGAGCGGATCTTTCAACATATCCGTTGCGACATCGTAGGCTGTATCGGTTTCTTTCTTGTTTTTTCTCTTTTTCTTCAAGGTAAAAAACAAGACACATAATGCGGCGACAATTAATAATGTAATCACATTTAGAATTACACTTAACATCTTATTACTAATTAATATTTTTTTTATCTTACGCGGACGAAACTTCTTCACCTGGTTCTTCGGACTTTTCTTCGATTTTAGCATTCGTGGATTCGGCATCTGCGGCCTCGGCCTCTCGTTGTGCTTGACGCTCCTTCACTTCCCGGGCGACAATTTCATCGGCCTCCTTGACCAAATCTTCCATGGGAGCATCCGGCTTTTCCTTTTGGAGGCGTTCCAAGACTTCTGCCGGGTGACTGATCGGAGCTTCATCGGGCTTATTATAGTATCTGCTGTTGTCATCTCCCGGTTTAGCGTACGTGTCACCGGTTCTGACCGCCATCATGTCAGCCTTACGTTCTTCAAACATCTTCGTGGCTTGAGCTTGATTTTCTCTATACCCCTGCATAATCTCTTCCAATTTTTCATTCGCGAAATGCGCATCCTCAATCTTGGTCGGATCCGGCGGGATTAACAACCATTTATACATATCGACGACATAAATATCGAATGTAGCGTCTTCCTTTTGTAATCGTTTCGCGTGGTCCGCAGCCTCGGAGCGGGAACCAAAAGTTCCGCGAATTTTAATTCCAAATTTATCGTTTTTTTGGGGCGCTTCCGGTCCGATAACGGACAAGCACGCAAATAATTGTCCCGGGACGGTCGTGTAATCGCTCGTGAGAGAGGCCATTTGTATATTGTATATGAATATATACCCAAAACTTTAAGCCCCGTTTTGACTTAGGAAGACATTGGTCAGAATT